CCGTTGGGATCACACAAGTCATTGATATGTGTTTGACCTAAGAACTGTGATTTTAACTCATTCATTTCTTCTGAGATGTAATTAATGGTATCACCGTGCTTCTTGAACTCTCTTATCAAGACACCAGGTATCTCTAATTCTTTATCTGTTACAGCGTTGAGGACTGTTCTACAGAAGCCGTGATAATCTTTAGGCACGAGAACCTTCAACATATCCGCAAACATCTTCATCACAAAAGACTGCGCCCATGAGCTAGCATCATTTGAATCGTATGATCTTAGTATGCTAGGGTTTGCATGCTTTTGCGCAAAAACTTCCCTCATTTCTCTCATCCTGTGTTGCGATATTCTCTTCATTTTTTCTGTTCCTTTTGTCAACATCTCCCATGGAATTAGGTCACAAAGCGTTCGACTTATAGTTTCAAGGCCTAGGATCAACAATCGAGATAAAACCGTTAATATGAATATCTCCCTATCAGATCCTATCTGTTGCTTCCTAAAGACGCTAGCAATGATTTTCTCTGATTCCTTTGATTTAAACAGATCAAATATCTTGTCTATAGAAGAGTACACTGAGGATGTGTCATTCAATAGATCCATGATTTTCAAAATCTCTTCCATGACCTTTTTCCTATGAGGATTAAGAAGTTCTTCATCGCTGATGGTATCAACATGTTCAAATGGCCTCATTGCAGCAGACGATTTAAAGGTAGCCAAACTTTCTGGTGTGTGTCTGTCTAAAGATGTCAGAATCAAATCTTCAACAAAATCATCATAATTTGAGGGCTTTAACCCATTAGTTTTGATAAGAAAGGTCTTCATGAGCTCAGCGGATGTCTCAACAGTCTTTGAACAATACTGATGATTCTTGCAGTCATCCAATGACACTTCGGTCCGACCAATGAGTTTCTTATCAATCTTGCGGAGCTTAAGTTCTTCTTTGATAATCTTGATGAGGATTTTCCGACAAGAATGTAGTTCACTCATTCCATTTTTGTCTTTGAACTGGCAAATGTAACACAGATTTAGAGCAATCGAAAAGTTCACTATCCTCTCACCTGTGAATACATTGATTAAGTTCGGGAAGTTCTCTTGTGCTCTAAACACATCTTGCTCACCTTCAATTGTTTCATCAGTGATTTCCGGGACTAAACCAGATGCCATTAATGGAAAGTTGGCCAGATATTTCTTAACGACCCATAACTCAAAAACGCTTCGAGGATGATCTGGTAACTTAGATAAGATTTTTAATGGCCCTTGATTTAATGAAGATGATGATAACAGTTCCATGTAAGCATACCTAGCTTGCTGCAATGTCTTAGATGTGCCATTCTTGTCCTCCAAATACGCAAGAAGTGTGATCAGGAAACTTTTACGGGTATCTCCAACATCTTCCTTGTATATGTCTATCCAAGCTTGTCTAGTCAAACAAGACATCTCTAAACATGGCAAAAGATTTGACAACTTAGATCTATTTAGAGACATGAACTCTGTGCTATAAACATTTTCTGAGATTTTAACCAATCTTTTAAACACATCATGGGTATCCATTTCGGTGAGCCAATTATCTCTGTTGTCAAACATTATAGAGACAAAAATTGGTGATTCAGATGTGGTTGGTTTTAGAGCAAGCAATATTGGATAATCTTTAATCTTTTTGACAATGAATTCAGTTGCTTCCACGTTTGACGACAAAGATGAGTTTATCTCTTGTAAAATTATTGACATAATGCTCATGGTTGATCCTAGTGGTGTTTTCAGAAACCCGTCAAAGAAATCCAAGCTAAAGTCATCTGTTGGGAACTCCGAAACTGATTTTGCTAGGCCATGCAATGTCAAAAAGTCTTCAGAAATAAGTGACATGCCAGACTCATCAAGAAAAGTGTCGTGATCATTTAGGAACTTGTCAATATCTGTGACATCTTGATTGTGGGGTACAAATCTTTTCGACTCAAGATCAGCGTCTCGTTTTGACTCATAGTTTTTAAATAACTTTCCTCTCACACCCTTAGTGGCTAACTCTAACCAGTCGTCCTCAATCATAGATATCTTGACCTTGTACTTGGACCCCCTCAACCTATTTGTCTTAACAAAGTCTTCTCGATCTGGAGATTCTAACTCTTCTTCACATAAGAAAGGCGCAGGTTCATATCTATCGTAATCAAATCCAGTCTCACATATTATGGATGACCAGAACCTAGCATAGAGATTGTCTAACATGCTTGAAAAATCTAAAGGGGTGATTATTCCTATTGGCTTCTTTTTCACATGAATCATGGGCCATTTAACAACATTGAGCTTTGTCACAGCCCTTCTGAACATCGTAACGTCTTTGATGGAGTCGTTGATTTTTTTGCAGCTATACTCATGAGCTTTGTCCTGTTCTACTCTTATGCACTCTTCTGGACTCTGCCTAGACTTCTTCAATTTATTCACTTCTTTGAGTGATTTGTTAAACAATTCCATCTTACGATTCAAGAACAAAGGCTCTAAGCCAGTTGACTTGTCAAAATCTTCATGATTTATGTGCAAATCCTTGGCTGAAGATTTCCCTCTCACCTTAGTAATTGAGTCTTTAATGCTCTTCTTCCTAAAAGCCATTTCTTCAGAAGAAGAACTCATGATACCATAACTTGTAGCACTTAGTATGGATGAGTGACCTATCCTAACAGCTGAACACAACATGGAAACTTCTGATTCAGTAAATGACAAATTGCTTAGAACCCTCACTGGAGAAACGCACACAAAAATCAAATCTCTAATCTCCGGGTACTGAAGTTTTGACGATGTGACCAGGTTGTCTAAAGTAGAATCATGCATTGTTGTCTTTATCTCACAAAAATAATCAGTATCATCAATTTTGCCAACAAAGTCAGGATAAGCAGAGCGAGAAAATCCATATTCTAAAATGTTGATCTTCATCTCGTACTGATTGAACAAACTCAGACACACTAAATCATGTGGATAAGAGTTTGCTTTTTCAGGTATGTAATCGATGCTAAGGCCTTTCTTAATGCCGCTTGTCAAAACTGATGCAGATATTGTTCCCTCAATCACAGGATTTATTGTGAAGATAATGCGCCCTGATTCTGCTGGTCGATGAGATATTTCGACGGAGGACAAGTCCACTTCCATAGATAAGTGATGTTCGTACTCATGTGTAAAGTCATTGTTAGACCGCCTTACTGCGTTTTCAAGTATAGATTGTTCCATTGATTGCGTTAAGTAGTTAA